TCTCATACCCGCCCGAGCGCAGCCAAACATAGAGGTCGGGGAAGTAGCGGCCCGTCATACCGTCTCGTTCGAGGTCTTCGGCACATTGTTGGGCGGTGAAGAAAATGCCCCACCGTCGTTCGTCGTCGTCGACGGGGCAGGCGTCTTTCCAGTTTGACAGCATCATGCCGTTGGCGCGGTTGTCCGCTGTGCGCTGGCCGCGGCCCTTGGCTTCGACCGACGTTCGCATGTCGGTAACAGTGTCTTTCATCATTTCGACAAAATCGCGGCGCCCTTCGCTCGAGCGGATTTCTTCAAAGCCGAGGAATAGCTTCCCGACGACCCAATCGTTAAACTGGTTGCCGGTCTTAATCACCGAGTCGGCCCGTACCAAATGCGTGTAGCGCTCGCCCATGGCGTGGGTCATAACGCGCAGCAGCAGCGACTTGCCATTGCCTTTCGTACCTTGGACGACCGGCCACCAGAAAAACTTGCGCCCAACATTTTGCACAGCGCTGGCCATCCAATGAAGGAGTAAGTTGGCGTCTTGTCCGTTAGGTAGCAGCGTGCGCACGTGACGCAAGAACGGCGCGGGGTCGCCCGCGCGCCGCGGGGTAACGATAGGCTCGTAGGTGTTAAGGAAAGGCAGGCCTTCGATATCGACAATCGCGCCCGGCTCTAGTTCGGGCCGGAAACACGTGTCAAAAACAATAGGGCATTTCCACCCTGGCGACGTGCGAAACGCCTCCCACGCCGACCGGGTGGTCTTGGTGCCTTGGGCGTCGGTCGGGTATTGGAAACCACCAAAGACCGTGTCGAAGCTGGTCGGCGTCAAAAGCCCCATGCCACGAACGAAAATGCGGTCGACCGACTGCACGAAATAGCAATTGGCAAACAGTTGGGGCATTTGGTCGGCCCATACAGTTTGCCCGCGTTGAAGGGCTTTAACCGGTTCCGACGGCTGGGCGGCGGCGGGGGGTAAGTCTTCGCAAGGCCCCAGTTTTTCGCCATTTTCAGCCGGGGGGTTATCTAGGTGCGGCGGGGGTGCTATAGACCCCCGCGTGCCTAAAATTTGAGCAGCGTCGAGCATCTCGGCGGCGCGGGGGTTTTCCATGCCCGCCAACCAACCGCGCTCAAGCGTGCCGACCGCTTTCCCCTCGTCCGCCACGCCAAGAACGGCCATGGCCTCTAGCAGGGCGCCCCAACCTTCCTCGCTGGCTACTTCCCCGCCCGCGACAAGCTGGCCGACCGCAAAAGCGGATAGGTTGACTTGGTTGTTAATGCCGCCCGCCGCCGTACCAGTCAAAATGAGAATTTCGGCGTTAAGAGCCGCGCGGCCGTAATTGCTTGTCTCGACGGTCGTTCGAGCCGGCGCCGCGGGTTTAACGTCCTTGGGGTAAACGAGCCCCAAAAGCCAATCGGGCGCGGGAGCTAGAGGCGCGTCCCGCTCGATAACGTAATGGCCCGCCAGCTTGCCCGCGGCCAGCTCGGCGGGCGTCGGTTGGTAAAAGCTGCCTGGCCCAACGACAAAGCCCCCATCGCCGCGCATATCCCAGCCGTCTAGCCCGACGCCGTCGAGGTCTTTGGTCCATGTGCGGCCCGCACGGTTGCGCACTTGCCAGCCGGGGTGTTGAAAATAAAAATGCGTTCCCCGCGGCGTAGCTACGGTCAGCGTATCGGGAAGTCCAAAAGTTTCAGCCGCCACACGCGCCAAGGCGTTGTCGCAGTCCAGCACAATGCAGCCCGAAACGGCGCCGGTCGCAATGCCGGTGTTCCAGTCGCGCGAAGCCCAAAGAGCTACGAGCGGCGCGTCGGCGCGTGTGGCCTGGTAGGATTCCCAATCTAGGGCGGGGTGCTTTGTGCGGGGCAGGAGCGGGAAAAGGGAAAACCCGCGGTCAAAGAACGACCAATCGGCCATTATACTGCAGCCTGCGCGGTCGTCAGCAAATACCAGTCGCCGCACCAATCAGTTCGAAGCGTGCGAGGCGGCCACTCATGCGTAGGCGGGTAGCGGCGGCAAACGCTCGAAGTGGTCATAGCGCGTGAGGTTCCGGGCAACCCCCAAAATTTGCAGTTGCCACACGTCTGGACAATCTTGGCCATGCTTAGAATCCCTCGGGTTGTATTCGGCCGCGGTATTCTGTACCGTCGGCAAATCTGGCGCGCGGCTTTGTCTTTCGGCCTCGTCGCGTCGGAAGGGCGGCACGTTCTCGAGTCGGGTCGACGTGCCGCCCGTTTAGGCTTTTAAGGCCAGCCGTAAATGCACCGGCAAATCCTCAAGCCGCAGGCAACCGTCGGCAATACCGACCCGCAACATAGGCAAATCGCTGGATTCAAGGGCGGCGTCCATCAAGGCCCGCAGAATTCGCGGTCGATACCCTTCGCGGTCGTGTTCGCCGTTGGTGATCCGGGTTCGGCCAAAATTGGAAACGCTGGCCGCGCTAACGCGCGCTTCGTCTGCCAAAGCTTCCCGCGTCAATGCCGAAAGGCCGTTAGTTTCAATCACCCGCCGCGCGGCGTTAAGCACGCGAAGGTCGCGCGCGGCGTTTCGTTCGTCAATTTCGTGTTCCGGCGTCATGGTCGACACGGGCTAGGCTCCCTTATATACGTTGGCCTTTGGTTACGACCTATTGACGGGATTGTCAACTATGACGCTAAACGCTTCTCCGCGCGCAAAAGCTCTTATCGCCGAGTTTGAGGGGTTTGGGCGGTCGCTACCCGACGGCCGAGTGCAGGCCTACCCCGACCCCGCGACCGGCGGCGCCCCCTGGACTATCGGCCACGGCACGACCGGCCAAAATATTGGCCCCGGCACAATCTGGTCGGTCGTGCAATGTGAAGCGGCGTTCGATGCGGGCATATCCCGGTGCGCTTCGGGGGTTAACCGATTGCTGGTTGGCGCGGTTACCACGCAAAACCAGTTCGACGCGCTGGTCGCCTTGGCTTATAACATTGGGCTTGGAAATTTTGAAGGAAGCACGCTCTTGCATAAACACTTGGCGGGCGACTTGAAAGGCGCGGCGGCAGAGTTTAGCCGATGGAACAAAGCGGCGGGCAAAGTCATGCCAGGCCTAACGCGCCGCCGGGCGGCCGAGGCTGTGCTTTATACCGCAGCATAAAAAAGGCCCTAGGCTCGGAATGAAACCTAGGGCCGCAAAGGTGGAGGGCAGGAGGGTTACGCATGGAGCGCAGCGCCCCTTTAGCTGCTATTGTCTTTGCGGTCAACTGTTCGGTCTTTCGCGCGGTCCTTGGCTAATTCCCGCCGGGGGGATAAAATACCCCCTCGTCCGGGTCGATCATAAAGCCCGCGTACCCCCCTTCACGCCGTATCATAGAGCCCCACCGGTTTTGCGCGACGGCGCGGGGTTCCGCCGGTCGATAGGCCCAACCGTCAGGCTTGCATTCGATCGAGACGAATTGCGCGATGCAATCCCCGAGCATATCGGGCGTGACGAGCAAAGGCCGCCAGCCGATAAGGTCGCCGGATTTTAGCGTCTCGTTAAGGGCTTTGGTGTCGTTTGCTAGCCCGAAGCGCACCGGCCGGCCGTTATTGTCGACGAGCGCGCCGACGTTATTCCGCCAGAGTCGCCAACCAAGGGCGCTATAGTGGTCGCGGATAAGCGTCTGATTGCCACTTTCACGCATGGCGTACCGCCTCATAATACCCGCCAGCCCAATCAATCCGCGCAGGGCCGCCCGTTCGTTTGAACCGGTAAAGCCAGCCATACGCGCGGAACCGAACGGGCGGCCCGTTAAGCGCGCGGTAAAACGGCACGCGGCGACAGGTGTCGGCAAGCGGGCCACCCTCAAAATTGACGAGAACGCTAGACATAACGCAGCACCCCCGCGACCACGAGAACGCCCGCAAAGAAGGCGGCGGCTAGGGCGGCCCAAGACGGAGCGGTGGCCGAGCGGGCCACGGGCAAATTTGCAATTTCGTGGTCCCGCTCGGCGTTATAGTTTCGGCTTTGGAAGTGCATGGTTTTACGCCTTCCCGTCTAAAGCGGGGGAAATAAGAGTACCAAAAGCAACGACCCCTTCTCGCAGCTCTGCACAAATTTCCATTTCGGCGGGCTTCGGCATTTTCCAAAGGCAAACGCCCGCAAAGATTCGTTGTTTGGCGGAAACCCACTTTGCAAGGATTTTCAAGCCCGCCGAAATGCCGTCGCCCGCCAAAATGCCGTCGCCCGCCGAAATGCCGTCGCCCGCCGAAATGCTCCTGCCCGCCGAAATGCCGTCGCCCGCCAAAATGCCGTCGCCCGCCGAAATGCTCTTGCCCGCCAAAATGCTCTTGCCCGCCAAAATGCTCCTGCCCGCCGAAATGCCGTCGCCCGCCA